CTACGGATATCAGAACCAACCAGAACTTCTACTGGTACAAGGAAGCCCTAGCCCTGGCACTAGTAACCAACCCGCCATTCAAGAGCATACGGGAGTTCATAGACCACGCCTTTGCTATTGGAGTGCAGAAGATGGCATTGGTATGCCCTGAGCGTCTATGGTCATGCGGTAGAGGGTATGCACAATGGCACAGGCACAGACCTTCGCAATGGATTAACTTGACATGGAGAGAGGACTATCTCGGTAAGGGTGGCAAGCCGGATAGAGCGTTGGCTATTGCAGTATGGAACAGTCCGCATACAGAGCATTGCCAGTATCAGGTGTTGGATAAACTAACGAAGCAAGGAGAATTTTTATCATGAGAATATTATCGTTAGGAGCAGGAGTGCAAAGCAGCACACTAGCATTAATGATAGAGAAGGGAGAGGTGCCTATGGTGGATTGTGCTATATTCTCTGATACGCAAGCAGAACCTAGTTATGTTTATGATTATCTAGAAAAGCTAAAAAAACTAGTAAGCTATCCAATATACATTGTAACAGCAGGTGATTTAGGCGAGGATAGTTTAACTGATCCATTTGTAAAGTTACCTGTATATATACTTGATTTAGAGACTGGTGTTGTTGGTTTTGGTAGAAGGCAATGCACTAGAGAATACAAAATAACTCCTATTATAAAAAAGATAAGAGAGTTAGCAGGTTTTAAGAAGTATCAAAGAATACCAGTAGATTTCAAAGTATCTATGTTGATGGGCATATCAAGAGACGAGATGCAAAGAGCAGCAGAGAATAGAGAGAGATGGATAACAAACGAGTATCCTTTAATATTTGAAAAGCGTTACAACAGAGGTGATTGTTTAGCTTGGATGGAAAGAAACGGGTACGAATTACCGCAAAGGTCAGCTTGTTATTTCTGCCCCTTTCAATCTAATGTGGAGTGGCGAAAGATGAAAGAATTGCATCCAGTTATGTTTGATAATGCAGTTAAGTTTGACGAGAAGATACGCTATAAAATGCGTAATGACAGATACGAAGCTTACTTGCATAAGGAGTGCAGACCATTGAAGGATATAGACTTAGATCCAAACAAGGATCAGATGGATATGTTTAATGATATATGCGATGAAGGGATGTGCGGTGTATAAGGACTCTAGAGAGCTAACTAGAGTGGCTGCAAGGGTTAGCATACCCATTACTTCTTTTTGTTTTAAAAGGGAAGCTACTAGAGTGTTACTCTCTAGTAAGCTCTCTAGAGAGTATGAGTTTGAAAAAAGCTCTGTCAATAGGGAAAATGCAAACCCTAGTGAAACTAGGCTTGGCAAGGATAAAAAAACAATAAATTTGGATGTGCAAAAAGACAGAGATGATCAAAAGAGCGAATCACTTGAGGATAGATCACAGGATGTTCAAAGATTGTTAGCAAAGACTAGTAAGAATATGAACGCTAACTATCGTCATGCAGTAAAGAAGCGATATCAGATGGATGATTTAGAGTGGAGATTGCAAAGAGTGTTTAAAAGATTAAGGCGTATGAGCAGTTTACAAACTTATAATGATACAGTACATCAGGTAAGAAAGCTTGAACGCAAGTATCAGTATTTATTCGTAAACAAGTATGAGGAGTTATGGTTAATGAAAGGTTAATGAGTTACAACTGGGATATGCCTAGTTTGGATCGCTTGTTCAAGGAAGCAGCAGTTACTCTGCACTACCTTCCACCTGTTATTAGAAAGAAACAGTATAGCTCAGTCTGGCCTAGCTATGCTCTGGCAAATGCTTGGAGCGGATATGGGTGGAACAAAGAGGTTAGAATATCTCCTACTAGAGAGGATATAACTAGATTAGAATTTGCTTTGGAGATAGGATGGGAGCTAGAGAAGGATGACAGGATGGTATTGTGGTACACAGTACAGAGTGCAGTCAACAGAGAGCGTGGCCCTCGTTGGAAGTATCTATCCAAAAGGTTTCATTGTGATCCTAGAAGTGTAAAGGGTAAGTATGAGAAAGCCCTTATCAAAGCATACTATCTTATCAAAGGGCTACAGAGTTAACTAAGTTGTTTAACTATGATATCTTTTTCTTTAGGTGGTGGTACTTGTTCCCTTTGAAAATCAGGTAAATTTTCATAAATGTACATTTCACTATTATACAAATTTTTATGAAGTTCTTTTATTAACATAATCTTTTCTCTATCATGTTTAGAAAAATATTTATTAACAACAACATCATTATCAATAAGTATCAATTCATCTATGAAATCACCAGAACCTTCACAACTACCGCATTGATCCATTCCAAAGTCTGTATCCACTTGACCTTTTCCGTTGCAACTAGTGCAAGTCTTTCTATTAGTTGAAGCATTTACTACAATCTCTGCAACATCAGTTTTAAAAATATATTTCATATATATCTCCTTTTACTAAACATAATATATCTCTCACTACTAAATACACTTCTCATTAAATATTTTGTCATAAATCTAATTCTTCTAGTTCATTAACCATTTGTTTCCCCTTTACAATGAGTTTTCTTAACTCCTTTAAAGGTGCATATTTATAAGCTAGCATTATTAATTCTTCGTGTATTGTTCCAACATTAGTAGAATCATCTGCTAAAAGATTACATTCTTTATCAGCAACATAATGTAACACTTCAAAAACTTTAGCTCTATTTTTACTTATCATATTACTCTCCTCAATACTTTTATTGACAAACCATTGGTAACCATACCGCAGTATATGTCTTTAGCGTATGTACGCTCTGCTGTGTAGTCGTTGTGTGGTATATGGTAGTTCCACCAGTCAAGAGCTTCATCGCTCTTGAGATGGAATTTACATATAGAACCATAATCAGTTATAAGTACATCTATCATTATGCCACCTTTAAAACTTTTAAAAGACACTTGTATTGCTTCCTAGACTTTTTAGTCATCATTAGTTTATCTGCTTCTTTATAGCCTTTTCTACCAATCATAACATGCCAAGTATCTTCTAATGGTATTCTGATTGTAATCTTGTTCTTAGGGTTATACCAGTAAGAAGTAGTAATTTTCATAATATGTAATTTAATATGTTTTGGTGTAACCATTAACCAGTCTGAGTTTTTAAATGATCTTATCTTTCTTTTCAGTTTTACTTGTTTAGTCATTTATACCTCCATTTGTTATACCTACATAAATAGCATAATGACATTTACTGTCAAGGTATTTATATTTAGTTGTTGCCAATGTATCGAAAAGCCTTTATGAATAGGTAAAATAAGCAAGACTTTGCTTATTGGGGCAGGTGTACCTCTATTAATACTAATTCATTCATCCTGCCCTAAACTATGAAATGATTCGCTATGAGTATTGTAACTAAAGAAGTAATGGAACAGATTGCTGATGAACTGGCTATGGGTAAGTCTCTTGTAAAGATCTGTAAGAGCAAGAAGATGCCAAGCTACAGGTCTATCACTAATGCTGTGCGTAAGGATGATGAGCTGTGGGAGATCTATCGTAGAGGAAGAGTGCAGCAGGCTGAGTTCTATGGAGATCACATTATAGATCTTGCAACCTCTCAGTTGCCAATGAATATGGATCCACGCTTTATGAATGCAGAGGTGCAGCGTAGAAGGCTTGAGGTAGATAGTCTGAAGTGGACACTAGGTAGGATACAGCCTTGGGGTTTGAAGGATAAGAAAGAGGAAGCAGGGAATACAGGAGCGATTACTTTGAGTTGGAGTAATGGTAATGTTGAGGTGAAGGAGCAGGAATAGTGTGTGTGATGAAGGCTGTGTCTTGCCCAGCTACGCACGAGTCAACCCCCAAGAAGCTTTGTTTTCTGGGGCTTTGCTAGGGGTAACGGGTAAGTAACCCGTACAATAATGCTAGTTTTCTGTGGGTTTGCGTGTACCCGGGTGTATATATAGTGCTGCTATTTTGCAAAACTGCACTCCCCACCCCACCCAAAAACGACTAGCCGCCTGCTATAGCGTATAATAGAGAGAGAGGAGAGTGTCTTGCCCACACACATCGAAATACCCTATACACCAAGACCACTACAAGCCAAGCTTCACCAAAGGCTAACCAAATACAGATGGGGCGTAATCGTGTGCCATAGAAGGTTTGGCAAAACAGTTATGGCTATGAACCATCTACTAAGAGAAGCAATACTCTGTACACAACCTTCTCCAAGGTTTTCATACCTTGCACCAACATATAGACAAGCAAAAGCAGTTGCTTGGGATTACCTCAAGCAGTTTAGTGCCAAGATACCGGATGCACGCTTTCATGAAACAGAACTACGGGTAGACCTACCCAACGGAGCAAGGATTAATCT